GCATGATGCGCGTCGCTGTCACGAGGCGCCACGGCCCCGCTGGGCTGCGTGATCCCATTGCTGTTTCTCTCACCGCGTTGATAGGCTTCACGGTTTTGGTCGACCGTGATTACAGAGTGCGGAAAAAAGCACACTTCGTTTTTATGCGCCGAGCTGTTCTGCCAGCTTTGCCTGCGCCTTCCGCCGCTCTGTTGTACGCTCTAATGCATTGAACTGCTGCTCGTAGTGCTGTTCCATGACTTTCTGTAAGGGAATTATCGTGTAGAGCAGATTTCCATTTTTCTTGATGCCGTTCTTTGTGATGATTTTAGTATGCTCCGTGATGATGAGTCCGCGTTCCTCCAGCAGTCGGACATAGCTTGCGACGGTGTTTCGGCAGTAGTGAAGATTTTTAGCCATAGTCGCAGTGCTTGGATGACACTGGCCAGTCCTTCGGTCTGCATGACGCAGCAGGAAGATGTAGACAGCGATTGATCCACCGGGCAAATCGAAATCGAGAAGCTCGTTGGGGACGGGGAAGCAGTTTTTCACATGCTCCCAGCCAACGGGAGGTTTTGTTTTTCTCATGCGCGGTCACCGCCCTTCGTGTGCTCCTCCACCCACTGGATGAACTTTTCTTTCGGAACCACCATGCGACAGTTGATGTGCAGAGTGGGAAAATCTTTTTCGTGCATGAGTTCATATGCACTGGACGGAGCGATACCGAGTGTTTTTGCAACAAGATCTGAGTTGAGGAACAGCGGCAGTTCATCGTAGCTTTTGTAGACAGATGATTTCATTTTTGATTTTCCTTTCTTTTTTGTTTTGATTTTGATTGGCCGCACACCGTACACCTTTCTGCCCCAGACTTTCTGCGGCGTTGTCCCGTGTCGGCACGCTCCCCTTTGCGGATCTTGGCGCTGCTTCCCTCACGGTGTATGCACTCCGGCTGCGGGTATTCAGTTGTCGAGGTGCCATGAAACTTTTCACTTTCGCTGTGTTCACCTTTATGTTAGAATAATTTCAAGACGGCTTACATCAGGAAGTGATCTTTGAGGAGGTATCGGCATGGCTTCGGAATTGTACTTGATGCAGGTGGGCGATGGACGCTATTCCATCCTGCTTTGTGATGACAGGTCAATCACGCAGATGCCTGCACTGACTCCCGCGGAGACCTTGATCGCCTTTTCTGAACTGGACTATGCCGGCTACCGCAAAGTGGTGCGGTGGCTGCGGAACGAGCATCCTCTGTTTGAGGAGCGGATCGATATTCCTGTGAGCGACTTAGAGGACTTTGCTGCGGAGGCGATTTTGCTGACACCAGATTTGTGTGAGATCGATCCTGTGAGCGGATTTGTTGTGACGGACATTCTGCACCGGACTTTGCAGGCAGAGGATGACGGCACGGCGATGTTTCTGCTGGCTGCTGGACAGGAGATCCTGCGGGTGATGGAAGAACCCCTCCGTGTACAGAATTACCTTCGGAATATCATGGAGGTCGCATTTGACAGCACAGCAGGAATGACACCGGCGGAGCAGTATGAAAACCTGCGGGCGGCTTACGCCGACATCGCGCGGATCTGTGATCCGGCGAAGCTGCCGCAGTTGGAAAAATCACGGTCGTTCCAGCTTCGCAGCCTGATGGAGCTGCGGATGCTGGTGCTGGCGCTTTACTTCGAGCAGGACAACCAGAGGGTCTGCCGATGTGACTACTGCTGGGGCTATTTCATCCCGAAAACGAAAAAGGCCACCCGGTACTGTGACCGGGTGACCGATGGGCAGAGCTGCAAACAGCGTGGCGCGAATCTGGCAAGGCTGGATAAGACTTCGGAGGATGAGGCACTTCTGGTTTGTAAAAAGCTGCGGGACAGAATGTATTCCCGCCTGCTGCGCTGGATCGACGCGGCACCTTCTGACCGTTCCAACCTGATGCACATGGACTACGAGCAGTACGACCAGTGGAGCGAGAATGCTCGGCTGGCACGGGAGGAATATGTTCAGGGGAAATTGACCGCAGAGAAATTCCTGCGAAAGATCGATATCACCCATGAGCTGACAAGTTACGAGGTGGACAAGATCGACCTGCCCGATGAGCCGAGCATGTGGCAGCGGCTTGTTGCAAAGGACTTTACTTTTGACCCGGAGCGGTATTATCCGGAATCTTACGCGCATCTGAACCTGAACGATGAGGGGCCCCAGTGGAAGATCTTTTCGGCAGAGGAGCTGCGCCGCCGCGACCAACAGGGACACCAGAGCCTAAAAGAGAAATACGGGAAATGAGAAACACTCGAGGCAGGTTAAGATAACCAGCCTCGGGTGTTTTTATTGTCTTCAGCAGCGCAGAATATTGCGTTGCTATTCAGTTGTCGAGGTGTCATGAAACTTTTCACTTTCGCTGTGTTCACCTTTATGGCTGAATAATTAGAATAAATGCGAGAGAACTCGAAAAGAGTTTTCCCGCATTTATTTTTTTATCTATTTGCATGGAAAAGGAGGAGGCGAGCGGCTTGGGCAAGAGACATAAGCACGGCGGACGAAACCGCGCCTATCGTGCCGTGGCCCGCGACGTATGAGGAGGGGGCACATGAAGAAACCGAATATCCTTGACCGGGCGATCATGACCATGGCTCCCGTCCACGCGGCGAAGCGGGCGGCGGCGAGGGTCGCACTGAGCGTGATCAAAAGCGGGTACGGCAGCTACGGAGCCAACCTGACGAAAAAGAGCATGAGAGGCTGGATGTACCACGGCGGCAGCGCCAAGGAGGACATCGAGGACAACATCGACATTCTGCAGCAGCGGAGCCGAGACGCTTACATGGGTATCCCAACGGCAACGGCGGCGCTGAAAACCATGCGGACGAACGTGGTGGCGGGTGGATTGATGCCTGCGCCGCAGCTTGACAGCGACTATCTGGGACTGGACGAGACGGCGGTGGAGAAGCTGCAAGCGCAGTTCGTGCTGGAGTTCGCCCTGTGGGCGGACACGCCGGTATGCGACGCGGAGAGGATGGACAACTTCTATCAGCTCCAGCAGCTCGCCTTTTTGAGTTACCTGATGAACGGCGACACCATTGCCCTGCTACCTATGAAGCATCAGGCGGGAGCGCCGTATGACCTGCGTGTGCGGCTGATCGAGGCAGACCGAGTATGCAGCCCGGACGGCTTTGACAGGCTGATGCCCTGCACGGTGCAGGGCTACGAGGTACAGAGCATCGTACAGGGCGTGGAGACCGACGCGGACGGCAGCGGACGGCATGGTGACGGCATACTGGATATGCAACCGGCATCCGCTGGGCAGCAACAGCGCCGTGGACGCGGCGGGGCTGACGTGGCAAAGAGTGGAAGCCTACGGCGATACAACCGGGCGGCGGAACGTGCTGCACATCATGAGCCGCGAGCGCATCGGCCAGCGGCGGGGCGTTCCCCTGCTGGCCCCTGTGCTGGAGAGCCTGAAACAGCTTGGACGCTACACGGACGCGGAGATCACGGCGGCGATGATCAGCGCCATGTTCACGGTGTTCGTGAAGTCACAAAACCCGTCGGACGGCAGACCGTTTGGAGAAATGATACCGGCGGAGGAGCTGATCGACAACGCCGACCAGAGCAGCATCGAGCTGGGGCCGGGGGCCATCATTGACCTGAACCCCGGCGAAGAGGTGCAGTTTGCAGACCCGAAGCACCCGAACACCGGGTACGACGACTTCACGAACGCCACCATCCGCCTGATCGGCGCGGGGCTGGAGATACCGCCGGAAGTGATGATGAAGCAGTTCACCACCAGCTATTCGGCGGCTCGCGGCGCACTCAACGAGTTCTGGCGCACCTGTAGTATGCAGCGGGATTGGTTCACGGACGATTTTTGCCAGCCGGTCTATGAGGAGTGGTTTGCAGAGGCGGTCGCCCGTGGGCGTATCCACGCGCTGGGCTTTTTCACCGACCCGGCGCGGCGCAAGGCGTACACGGCCTGCGCGTGGAACGGCCCGGCACGGACGAACCTGAACCCCGTGCAGGAGGTGGATGCCGCCATCAAGCGGGTGGATGCCGGTTTCAGCACGGCGCAGGAGGAGACGGCGCAAATGACCGGCGGGGACTACAACCGCAACATCAAACTGCACATGACAGAGGCCAAGCGCAAGCGCGAGGTGGACGAGATCGGAAAAGCGCAGACGGCGGGAGAATAGGAGGAAAACAGAAATGCCCGAAAACAAGAAATTCTGGAAATTCTGCAATCAGGCAGGAAACAAGGTGGAGCTGCTGCTTTACGGCGACATTTCGCAGACGAACTGGTGGGGCGACGAGGTGACCCCGAAGCAGTTTGCGGAGGAACTGGCCGGTCTGGGAGCGCTGGACGAGATCACGGTGCGCATCAACAGCGGCGGCGACGTGTTCGCAGCGCAGGCCATCGGCAACCAGCTTGAACAGCACCCGGCGGCGGTGACGGCGAAGATCGACGGCCTGTGCGCCAGCGCGGCAACCATACTACTGCCATCCGTATTCCTTGTGGGAGAGTGGCAGCAACGAGAACGCCAACAGCATGATCAGGCGGCGGCATCCGAAAGGCACAGATTTCTCCAAGGTCAGCGCGGCGGAGATCGCGGCCACGGAGGAATGGATTAACAACTATCCTCGAAAAATCTTAGGGTACAAGAGCTGTGAGGTCATGTTCCGGGAGTGCCTGCGAGAGATCGGACTGAGCGCGTAACAGGAAGAAACAGCACAGCAGACATTCGAGGGGAGAGGGCGTGAGCAGAGCGGAACACGGAGAACTGAATAGGAAAATACACAGGCTGCCGACCATGGGATATGACGGCAGCCATGTTGGATTGTCAAAATTAGACAAAACAAGAAGTGAAAAATTGTGCGCATTTAATGCTTGACTTTTTCCGAATTCCCAGCGCCGCCGTCCCGCCCGCGCCGCTTGAAAGGTTCCGCTTCCCGCCATCGGATTTATGTAAATTTTTCTCCCGCGCCAGCAGAATCCACAATTTTCCCGTCCGCACCGCCGTTTTTTTGGCAGCGCGGCTGTGCAGGTCGCTCACCCGGCGCGGCGGGCGCGGCGGGTTTGATGTGCAGTTTGTGCAAAAATATTGGGATTTCACAAATAACAGCAGATTTGTCCAGTGGATATTTTCAGTTCCAGCCTGTAAAATGAAACTGGAAGCTGACGCAAAGTAAGTTTCTGTTACGCAACACCAAAAAATATTTTGGAGGAGGACATCACCCTATGAAGAAGAGGTTTCTTGCACTGACGCTGGCCCTCGCCATGACGTCGGCCCTGCTGGCGGGCTGCCGCCTCCTCG